CGCAAAAGGAAAATAAAAGAAGCCGGATTTCGCTGTCAGCTATGCAACAATAAGGAATCAGCGCTCCATGTCCATCACCGAACCTATGAGAATGTTGGCAATGAGAAGTTGTCCGATTTGATTGTTTAAGGGTACGGAAGCCCGTGATCAAGCATGTAGAACTTTCAGGTTGAAAGTTCAGGTCTAAGCGAATCTCAGTGACCAACCGAGATTCAAAAAGATTGGCGCATCCGGCGATCATGCCGGTTGCTGCCGATGTTTGACAATTGCCACTGTTGCCTTTGGCAAGTACAAGAGTGACAGTATATATTATATCAAAATTGCAAGCCTATGTCAAGTCAAAGAAGGGCTTTTCACGCATTTTTTTTATAAAAAAGCCTTTTTATCCACGATCTTTTATCTTCCAGAGCAGTGAATTGATCTATCTGCTTTGTCAACTGCAGGATGATGGTATCCTGACGACCCCTTGACTGGCTTAGTTCTTCTTGCAGGAGATCCACCTGCTGTTGCAGCCTTTCCTTGTCGGACTCCAGAGATTCAATCAGTTTTGCCTTGTCTGTCAGCGATTCTTTCAATCCTGTCATTTCGTCTGTCACTTCCGTCAAATCTGACAGGCAGACCAAACGCCGACCACCACTGGACTTAGATTGAATTTCTCCTGCTGCAATCCGTCGCCTGATTGTGCTTTCTGACAGGTTGAGTCTGTCACGTGCTTCAGCTAATGTAACCCAGACTTCATTCATTATTTGTCTCCCTTGTCTACACTATACTATAATAAGGATGATTTGTCAATGAATGATGGATGGTAGAGTCATGACTGACTTTTTTTGACAGAAGCCTGTTTTTTTACCTTGACATATATAAAATCTTAGTGTATAATATATTATAGATTCAGTAAGTTACTAATCATCATTGAAGGAGAGAAAAAATGGCGGACATCAAGATATATGAAGTTGAAACAGCGGAAGAATATAAGGCAGTCCGGGCACTTGTCAATGCAGGGCACACGAAACTGAATGTTATCATTAAAGGGGATGTTGTCAAGTGGTGGTATTTCCAAGACCTCGAAAGCAAGGGGATCGTAAAAGCCCTGAAAGAAGGGACGGGGATCAGCCCTCTGGCAGATACCGAGCCAGATCAGCAGGAAGAAGCTGAAGAATCCAGAAAGGCAAGTCTCAACATTCCCGATTCATTCCCTATCTATGACACTCAGGACTTCCCAACAAACCTTGATTTCATCGGCTTTCTGGAAGATGAGCTTATGCAGGCTTGTAGACAGATCGAAAGGCTGAAGCAGGAAAATGATGCATTGAAGATGTCGGCATCCCACCAGAAAGCGGATGATACTGATCCCGCAATGAATACAGCAAGGCAGGTCGAAGATTATAAACAGCAGTCGAAGGCTGCATTGGATCAGTGCAGATTTGCCAAAGCGGTGATTCTAAGCAATCGGGCGTGGGATGGACAGCAGCAGTTGAATACATGGCAGCAGGGAAGAGACCCGGAAGCGGCGGCAATCTACTAGCGAGCAAGGCGGCGGGGCTTGATGCCCTGCTGCCTTCTCTTTATCAAGGGGAAGCAAATGCCTCGAATGAATGAAATCTTTGCTCTTATGCGGCTTGGATATGATTTTGAAACAGCAACCAAATTCATCGACGGATTTCATACTTGCGAATTATTTATGCAGGAAGACAGGTATGGGATCCATTTTGTTTCGGCGGAGGCAATATGCAGCCCCGTTTTTGCTATTGCCAGATGCTAGTTTATGTCATATAATGCGATAGAGGTAATAATGCGGCAAGGAAGGAGTTATTATGCAAGAGATTCTGCGAAGGACAGGTCATATGATCGTTGAAGCGCGGTCGGTTATAAAAATGACCCAAGCGGAACTTGCCGAAGCTGCTGATCTTGATCCTGCTACAATCTGTAGGTATGAATCAGGGAAACTGGCTCTATCAATCGGTAGCAGTCAGAAGCTTGCATCTATACTGGAAATGGATATGAAGGAAATGATTATGCTTCAGTTTCTATCTAAGGAGGTAAATGAGTTAAAGCATAAGTATTCTGCCTATCCTGTGATTATCGAATATCTTGATTCAGCACAAAAACTAATTAAGCAGGAGGATTCGCAGTAAATTTAGTCATAAAGTCAACAGGGCTTCAGGTAGAGAAAATTTCAAAAAAAACTTGCCTGAAGCCCCTTTTTTACCTTGACATATATAGTATATTATAATATAATACATTATAGAGTTAAGAAGTTACTAATCAGAACGAAGGAGAGAAAGACAATGACTATCAAAGAAAGACAGGGAATCATCAGCAAGAGAGTTACAGGAGATACGGAAGAAGTTGAGATGTCATTGATCGGTAGGGTGACAAGGCAACAGGAGATCAATGCTAATTTGAAAAGAGACATTTCAAACGTACACTGCAGGCGTCAGCATCTTTCAGCATCAATCCTCTGGAAACAAATCGGCGGTGATACCGAATCTGAGGAGCCACCTGAGTCAAGAATACCGATTCATAAATTGCAGGACTGGCAGAAGCCGCAGCGAGACAGGGCAAGTGAATTGCTGCAAGAATTGGATCAGTTTTCAATTCACCCCTTCCCGCGTATTGGCTATCTGGTAGATAAGATTATAACGCTGCAGATGGAAAAGGTTAGCCTGGATAAAGACCTGTGGTATGCTGAAAGCCGCCTTTCGAATGATGCACAGATGAGGCAGAATCGGCGGCTGTATCTTTCAGCTAGTAGATAAGATGCAAGCGTTGGCGACCGGATCGCTCCGGTCGTCTTTATATAGCTGAGTAAAACATCATTGAGAAAGGAGAAAATCATGACTGATGCAAAAAACACAAAACCCCTGAGGTTTGACACGTATATCCCCGCTAAGGTTGATCCTGCAATTCTGGCAGCCAGAAAGCGGCTTGAGTCCAGAAAAGGGCGGCGGGATCGCAGGCTTCACGATAAAAAAAGAAATGTATATATCACCGTTTGGACGTGAGTCAGACAAACTATCAGAAGCCATATCCGGCGATTCTGCGGGTGATCAAACTTCTGATGGCTTATTCCCCATGAACAAACCAGAAGCCCCTCAAATGGCAAAATAGAAACAGATCAGAAAGAAGGCAATTATGCTAATGAGAAATGCAATGATGGAAAAGACAAATATATTTAACAATGATCAGGAAGCGATCTGCGCGTATACATGCAAGCAGGCTGAAGAAGACGGCGTCCTGATGTTTATCGCAAAGGAGATCCCCGTTTCACCTGTCAATTATGCTTCATTGAAACTGTTGAGAAAGGGATATTTGAAACCGGATGGATCGTATGCTCAGGGAGGCGTTCTGGAGTTGGTACTAAACTGTATGAAGCTGACGGCATTGAAGATGGCAGATACCTATTCTGGAATGATTCAGTTGCCGAACGGGAGGATTCAGGAGGTCATTCTCTGTCGAAATGATACTGGCAAGCATACCGTCATGCTTCCTGAAGAATACTAAGCCGCCCGATCCCTGAAGGAGAGACCCCTTGAAGATCGGGCAACTTAGGTTGATGTTACCAATCATCAGGTTACATGATAAGGGATGATAACGAGCTTTGTCAAGCATAAACAGCCTTGCATAACAATCTGCTCGCATAAAGCGGACCATGCTGCTTCCGGTGCTTTGGAAATTTCATAAAGTGTCTCGACCGGTAAACTGACCCGAATCGGGTCAGTTTTTATGACTTGGTAAGCATCAAAGCAATTTATGGTATAATAACTTATAGGGAAGGGGTCGAGATATTGGCGTTGACGAAGGAGAGCATTATGGCGGATAGATATAATATTGATAAGTTCAGAAAGAAACGCGGGATGACTAATGCCGAGCTTGCGAATAAAGCAAAGATTAGCCACGACATGCTATATAAGATAAAGGCAGGCAGAAATATCCCAAGCATTACAATATGGTCTCGCTTGGCAGAAGCACTCAATGTTTCTATGGATAACCTGTATGCCAAGAAAGATTATCCCGTCAAACCATCCTTAGTCTGCTTTGAAAAGTAATGGGGATTTGATTACCGTTTCAGCCCGGAGTTATGTCTTCGGGCTTTTTCATTTCATGATTGCACATATTGCCACGATCAGACTGCCCCCCGCAATGATTGCCGATATGATCGCAATGCTTCTTGCCTGTCTTTTCTGGTTCTTTCCTTCCTCTTCGATATGATCCTCGAATGCCTGCTGTAATTTCAGCACTATAGGGTTGACGTGCTGCTTGATGATCTTGACATCTTCATGAATACCATTAAGTTTAGCATTGAATGTACCCGTTCTGGCAACACATACCTGTTCTGTCACTGGTTGATTTGGTTTTACTTCGCCATCTTTCATGGATTGGTAACATCCTTAATCTGCCATTGTAGCAATGTGAAGCGTTATTTGAACAGCGCCGGTTCCGGCTTTCCCGCCCGCCGTTCCAACCGTAATTACATCCCCAGCCGCAATAACTTTTTGCGTACATTCGGATTCAGTGATCCTTGTTGTGTATCCAAGATTTTTCGATACTTCCGATGTCGTAGTATCGAAATAATCGCCATCCAAAGCAACGCCATCCTGATACCTTCCGATCTGAACAGCAACACCCGCATCTGCTGAACTGGCTTCGGTGTATGTGATGTCGTATCCTACCAGAGCGCAGGCACAGGGAGCGACAAACACAAGCACGTCAGACGCCCCGCCGGACAGGTCTAGCTCGGATGATATAGAAGCAATATCCGATACAAATGCCAACTCCGTTGCCGAAGCGTTCTGAGTGTAATACACGGGCGTTGTCGTGTTGGTGATGATATTGCCTTTCAATACAACGCCTTCGGTGTAATCCTCGATCGCGATCCCGGTAGTCGCGCCATTTATAATATTGTTGCCAATTATAACGTTATTGTTCTTTCCTGCCCCTGCATTCTCGTCATGAACACGGATGCCGTAGCTGTGGCTCCCGTATATGATATTTCCCTTTATAATATTGTCGTCATTATCATAGCCCTGAGCATGGAGACAGATGCCGTATAGCTCCGACCCGCCATCGGCATCAATGATATTGTCGATTAGTTGCAGTGCTTTTGATGCCGCTGTCGCCGAAGTGTGTTTGATATGCGCTCCCGCGCGGAAACCAACGAATTGGTTTCCCTTGATCTGGCAGTTATCGTGTCCAAGTATCGCATAAATCCCAATATTATTTAGTATTTCTCCAACGTTCAAAAAGACATTATTCGCAATCATATCATCAGTCATCATGCCGGAAGCGTAAACGCCGTATTTTGCATTCACATAGATGTGATTATCGGTAATTGTTACCTTGCTATGGGAATTCGCCAAGTGTATTGCCTGTCCTGTACTTGCGTTTCCTGTTTGACAGACATTACCCTTGATAATAGTGTCCTTGCTTGATATTGATGCGAGAGCATCTCCGTTGACTGCGTTATCTGCAATTATAACATGCTCTGCTGTTGCGTGTGTGTTGATCTGCCCAACAGCCGTCCCAGGATAGCCCTCAAAATGATTACCTATTATGGCAATATTCCTGTTGACGCCATAAGTCTCATTCCCGCCATGTGTGACGCCATGCCGATTGCATCTGAAGGCGCAGCCCTCAATAGTGATGTCATTGCTCGCATTTCCAACCATAATGCCGTATCCTGTCGAAGCCACTAGCCCCTCCGAAATATGGCATTCACTGATCACGCTCTCCAAAACGTCATACAGTTGCAAATTTGTATAATAGAATCCGGTAATGATGCAATTCTCAATCCTGATATTCCTTGCCTGCTGAAACCTGATCCCAATTTGCTGATCTGCTGCTGCGCCCTGTATTTTCAGATCCCTGATCCCCATGTTTTCTTTCATGGTAACGGTGTCTATCGTTGCCGTATCAACGGTCAGGTAGGTATCAGCTAATCGCGTCTTAAGCGTCAGCGTATTTGATGCAATACTGGCTATCTGGACGATTTCACCCTGCTTAGTATAGCCGGATGCTGCATCAATGAATTTCGCTTCAGTGCGTACCCTGATCCAGTCGTCTGCGCTCAATCCGCTTGCATCGGCGACAACGACCTGATAATGCCCCCGATTTGCACCAACCGCCCGGACATCATCAATCCGAAGATCGAAAGCGCCTTTATCAACGACCATCTGCACGCCGACTGATATGATTGCGGCGTCCTTATTCGGATTGGCAAGCGAGATCGTTACTTCCGTCCATGTGTCTGCTGAAACAGCAGGGACGTTCAAGGTTTCCTTCGGGCTCGCACATTGTGCCGTATTATCCAAGAGTATCGCCAAATCGCCCGCATCAAGCGCAACAGATGATTTGATATGCAGCTTGATCTCCGCATGTTTGGATATGTCAGTTGATGATATAGTTTCGGTAGCGATTATATCCCCCGCGCCGCATCCCGCTGCTACCTCGAACTTTGCTGATGCCGATCCTTCTTCCTTATCCCCTGCGTCTGCTGATTCTGTTACGTCGCCATCGACAAACTCATCCCATGCGTCCTCGCAATCTTCGATCTGCACGCCGCTGACGGTTGTTGTGTTTACGGAGATCGATCCACACGCATCAATAGGATAATTGCCGGATGGATGGTCAATGATGGATGCCTGACCAATGCCCTGTAAGACGATATTTGAATACAGCGTCAGCGCGGTGTCCGTCCGGTAGGTGCCCGACGGAAAGAAGACCATGCCCCCGCCATCCGTATGAGCCGCATCAATAGCCGCCTGAATAGCCGCTGTATCGTCTGTGCTGCCATCACATACAGCGCCATAGTCAGGATGCATGACATTATATACATGACCGCCTTTGGTGAAATAGTCTTTCAGTGTCTCAGTTGGCGTCTTTGTCCACGCATTTAGATTGGTATCATCTATATCGTCGCCATCTACAATCGTTGTCATATCTGTCGGAAATGCCGGTCGCGCCATGCTATCACCATCCCGTTCTATGCAAGAACCCCGCGCTGCTGTAAGTCATAAATCAAGGTTCCAAGTACATCAGCCAATTCCGCATCTGCCGCTGTATTACAATCCATCGCTCTATCAGCTGTTATGTTTGTGATTGTGTATGTATTGGGCGATGAAAAATATAACCGATCTGTATAGATATATTTCCCTGTTGCCATTGTTATATCTTCATTTACCGTAATTGTTGCCGCCCCGGAGTCCTCTATAGTATCCACTTTGAGCGTGGGCGTGTTAACATATGTTGACACGCGGATAAAGTCTACATTCTCGATATAGTGCTCATTCATATCAATAAATGCCTGCATTGTTATGCCTGTGCCGCCTACGTCCGCTATGTGGTCAGCATAGAGTGCCCCTCCAGCCGCCAGATGAATTGACCCCGCATAACCTCCCATGTAGATTGTATCGTTGATCGTGATTTTCCCCGTTACCGAATCCTCTATAATGTCGACCATGAGAGAGGGCGTCTTAATATATTTCCCAGCCGCCATCACAATATCTTCATTAACCGTAATGTATGCCGCACCGGAGTCGTCTATAGTGTCAACAGATAAAGTCCCCGCAACGTCAAAATTTGATGGAGCGGCGATTGCTCCTGTAAAACTCAACGTGCCCGTCACAGCCAGATTCCCTGTAACAGAAACATCATCATCAAGAATAAGGCTGCCACCTGAAACATATATTGTCAGCGTATCCGCCCATTGTATGCCCTTATCCGCCGCAATGTCGATATTGCCGTCCGCCGTATTGTTGACTAAATCACCAAGACATGCCCCGATCGCATTGATATTATCAATCAGAGCATTCAGGAAATCAACATCAACGCCTGTTGTATCTACTACCGCTGCCAAAGCTGGATTAGTCGGAAATGTTGCCATCAGTATCGCTCCCCCGCCGACAGGATCGTGAAGACTCCTGTGTAAACGTTACTTGTTATGTATTCATAGGTTTTTTCAATAGTGAAATAGCCCTTGATGTTCTCTGACTTGCTGTTGACGAAAATCCTGTCGTCAATTTGCAGTTGCGGGATCGCCTGACACTTCAGCTTATATAAATCACGGGGGTAAGCATACCAATCAAGGGATTGATCGATCACCATTCCCGCATTTGCCCAGTTCCCGATCAGTTCGTCCGTCTCAGCATTAGCAAATTCTCCATGCTTATGCTTAGAGAGCGAATCCGTCCGGTTTCTTGTGTGCTGTCCTGCAACAATTCCATCACCTGCTGTGAATTCAGGACGGATGCAGTTGAAGAAGTCCACGATCTTCTTGTTGATCAATGTTGCCTGTCTGTCATGCTTGATGTACTCGATGATACTATCATCAAAGGTGTATGCGGTTTCCTCAAAGGTTGACCTTCTCGTCAGTTGCAGTCTCCCCTTTTCGGAGAAATACTGCTTGTATCCCATGAGCAAAGCTGAACCATGCACCAGCTTCCAGAAGTTCCGGAGACTGAAATATGTCGTCCCGAAGGTCAGCGTTGACGGTGGACCCGATTCATTCTCATAGTCAATAGCACCGATCCCCGTTTGGGATACAAGATAATCGACTAATGCTTTTGGCGTCGTATAGGCTGAATGATCGCCGCTTGTTTTATTCTGCTCAAGCACATATCCCGAATTGGCAATATCAAGGCTGATCGTCTTGCTATTCGACTCAAGCGCAACCTCCCTGATAATACCCGCAAATCTTGGGATCATATCATCATTGAATCCGGCGTCAACATAGACTTTCTGGTTCTTCCTGAAAGTCGTTCTGCCATTCTCGATATAGTCACCATCTTCATCAACAATGGTAATATTCCCCGTTCCATAGCGCGGTTCAGCAAGCGAATCCTCTGATTGGTTTGTGTATGATACCGATTCAATCTTATCCGGATCGATTTCTCCATGCAACTCTACAAAGACGGCATAAGAAGGTTTCCGCTTCTTTGCCAGAGATCTGCGCTCAAAGGTCTGCCAGTTGCCGATCTGTTGCCCAACAGTGATGCCGGATGCTGCCTTATAGCCATCACCGACTTGGACACATCTTTTCAGGTTTCCAAAGTCCATTGATTCTCAACTCAGCCCCTCAGCGAAGCAAGAAGCTCCCCGATGAATCGGGGAGTAGCTCACTGGAGTCCTATCAATGCCACCAGGTCAAGTGATGCTTCACGCGGTGGCGCCGAAATTGTCTGTCCTGTCTGATGCGTTTCCTGCAAAGTCGCGCTCTTGATCCTGTAGTGCTGTTCATATGTAACCTCTACGGTATCCCCCGAATCAATCGCCGTATCCCGGACATGCGTTCCAAAATTGGTAGTCGTTCCGCCAACGGCGTCCAGAGAATTGCCTGTACCCGATCCATCGGTAATCATTCCATCCGCATCAGCATTAGCAGCAGAGGCAGCATCATCAAATGACCAATAGGAATGTGTGCCGCCAACCGTCCATGCTAAGCTCTTGTAGTCTCTTGGATAGGCTGCTTGATATGCAATCTGCGTTGCTGTTGGCTGCGTTCCCCCGAATTGGATTTTTACATCAGCGATACTGCCAATGAACTTATTGTCGCCATCTGATTCAGCGCCGACACAGAAATTCTCTGCATTTGCCAGCGATTCCGCAGCAGCAGCCAAAGCGACAGCGCCATCGTTGTTGTATGTATCATCAGCACCATCCCGATATATTTTGCAGTTATCGGCATTATTCCTATCCACAGTAACGGCAACATGATGCCAGTCGCCGTCATTGACCTCAGTATTGCCACGAATAACAAAAGCATCGGAATCCGTATCGACCATGCGAAAATACATCTTGCCGGATGTAATGAAAAACACATATCCGGTCACTCCGGATAGCGCCGTCGCCTTGCACACGACGCCCTTTGTGGCTGTGTCTGTAGTCCTGATCCATAACGATATGAAAATATCCGATACGGTGGTATTAAGCACATTACCGCCTGAAAAATATTCCGAACCTGTCAAGGTAGCAAATGCGCCATCAGCGATCACCGATTCCCGATCATCCTCTATGCTGTAATCAATGCCCTTTTGCAATATCAGTCGCTGCGTCTTATTCTTGACCTGCACAACATCATCATCGCTGTCCAGAACGGCTTTATTTGTCAGGTCAACGGTATCATCCTGATCCCTGTTGATGATCGCCTGAATCCAGTACGATTGCAGTGATAATGCCGTACCCGATCCCTTGCTGTTTTGCGTCTGGACTAATGCTCGGACGTAGCCAGTCGAAGTATCAACGAATTTCTGTGCAGTGCTGGCTTTTGTCGTGGAGAATGACAGCGTTTCCTTGCTGCTGCTTCTGCTCTGGTCTACCTTCGCCCAGTGCCCGGAATCTACATTCCAGAGATATAAAACAACGCCATCCTGATCGGAAGAACTGGCATCATTCGCCGATCCCTTATATTCGATTGAAAGCGTTCTGATCTGGTCTGCTGCTGTGTATTCGCCAGAAATATCTATCTTAAATTTGTGATAGAGATAATGCCCCGTTGATGATGCGGTATCTTCTGCATAGGTAGCATCATCCCCATCAACAGCCTGATAATCCGCTGTTGCAAATTCCGTTGTCTCGAAGTCTCCGACCGCTGACGGCTCCGAAGAGCTTGCATCGTTATAGGCGTAATCAGTGGATGATGGATTGGTTATTCCAGAATAATTGTATGTCGTCTCGGTATACAGCTTTTCTTCATTCTTCCCCTGTCGGACGGCACAATCATCAAGCCACGTTTCAGTATTGCTTAGATGGAGGTCAAGCAGCTTTTCAAATTCAGCATGACTCAGGCGATTGAAAAACATTGACAGATTGACCGAGACGGAGGTTTTATCCTCAACTATATTCCCGTTGAGCGTTTTGCGTTTATTCTCATTTGCCGGATAGCTCTTCCTGTAACTTTCAGGATTAGCATCAAGCACGTTGCCCTGACACGATATATCATCTATATAGAATTTATTCGTTGAATCCGTACCCGCCCTGAGAAAAACCCTGATCGTTGCGCAGCCTGCAGGAGTGGTGAATTTATTCCTATAATTTGTCCATGTTTCTGCTGTCAGCGTATCAGTTTCGATATTCGCGCCATTGGTCTGATCGTAGATCACAACGTCAATTTCCTGAGCAGATGCGTTTAGATAGGCAAACTCAAACACGTAATCAGTCGAAGCGTCAGCGTCAGTGAAATCCCTGTATACGCCCTTGCCGTCCTGAGAAGCATCCGGATCAACATACAGGCATGAGGGATGATCGGTATCGCCAACATAATTCCCCGTCGTACCCGCAAAGGCAGATTCTTCAAGCCATTCAAGACATTCCCATTCTTCGTCAAAGTGAGAAATATAGCCCTCTGGATTTGGTAAGAAATAATCAGCACTCATGATATTTGATTGATCGCCCCCGCCTTTTGCATTTCAACTGCTATCATTTCTGTGAATTCCCTGAGAGAAGCCCGATCAACTAACGACGCCCCTGCATTGATCGTGATGCTGAAACTGTTATTTGTTCCTTGTTTGCCAAACTGAATATCTGTTGGCATGTCTGAAGAGGTGTATCGCTGAATATCGCGCTCATATTGTTTAGTAAGGTTTCCTATCATGGTTGCCTTTACGTCATCAGGGTTGTCGCTCTCTGATATGCTCTGTAGCGCAGTTCTATAATTGTCAGCATCGGAATCTGATCCCCTCGTGACGTAATTCTGCAATCTCTGCATCTTCATATATTCGGGCGACATCTCATTCAATTCGGCTTGATACTGCAACTGTGCTGCCTTTGATTGCTTCTGGTATTCATTTTGCAATTCAAGCATCTTCTGATATGCGGCAGATTGACTCACAATTTTCCCTGCTGCATAATCAAGATAAACTTGGCTTATGTCGTCAGTATACTGTTTTTCTATGGTATACAATGCCGATGATTGGTCTGCGGATGCGGATGTCAGCCCCGTCAGATCCGCGATATTCTGAGCAACCGCAGCGCTAAAGACAGATGATGATTCCGCTGCAGCTTCCAGAGACGTGGTCAGCGAGTGTCCTGCGAGTTCGTCAGACAGGTCAAAGGTCGATTTCGTCATTATGTCGGCGGCTTTGGCTACGATGTCTAATGATTGCACCATCCCTGCGCCCCTTATAGCAACAGCGCGCATATCGTCAGGCAATGACCCAAAGGGATCAGGGGGAATCATATCGTATAATATTGACTGCATGTCTTTCATCTGACCATAGACAACAGACATGCCTTCAGGGATGTCCGATGATAGCAAACCCGATAACTGCTCCTGCATTGATGTTATTGTCGTATCTGATATGCCAAAAGCTTGCATTTCCTCAGGACTTTGTTGCGGTATCATCGCGTCAAACATGGTTCTTATTTTAAGCATTTCCTTGTATGCAGCAACAGCCTGTTCCGCCTTGTCTTCGTGTGCTTCTTTATATGCTAATTGGTCTTCGCCCGTTGCTTCTTTGCGTAAGGCATCGAGTTCTCTGAGTTCATTGTTTAAGTCATTGACTTCTGATTGAGCAGCCCAAACTTGAGCGCGTATGTTTTCATAGTGCATCCGTCGCAGTTCATCGGTCTTATATTCAGCATACTGCTCAACTAATCCCTGAAGCTCGCCATACAGTTCATGTGCTTGGCTTTTCCATGCAGTAGCTTCCCGCTGCTTTTCCGCAAGGGCGGCTGCACTTGCTCTCTGTCTTTCTTCGAGTGCTGCTGCATCTGCTTGTGTTTTGGGCTGATCTTGTATATATGATCCTAACCCGCTGATCCTGCTAGATGCGCCATATGCTCCAGAAGCTTCCTGAAGGACAGCCGCTTCTTCCTGGTAATTCCTCTGCATCTGTAACAGCTTGGCATATGTAGATTCCAACGACATTGCGCCATCATTCCCGTATTTCATGATAGCTTCTGCCATCTTCTTCCAGTGTGCCTCTTTCAGTGCTTCAGTCTCGGCTTCAAACTTCTGCGATTCATCTGTCATTCGGATCATGTCTGTAACATACTGAAAAGCCCCGCCGCCAAAATCTGCCAACGAACCAACAACAGCCTCAAGAGATGTCGTCAGCGAGTGCCCTGCAAGTTCGTCAGATAATTCATAAGCAGCGACCTGCATGATGTCTGTCTGTTTAGACGTTCTCCCCAAAGCAGTTTCAGTGATCCCCGCTTCTTTGGCGACTTCCGCAAAGCTCTTTCCAAGCTTGCTTATATCCCGCAATGCGCGCTTGGTGTTTCCTTGAGCATCCACCGCTGTTTCTTCATCTGAAGAATAATCAATATTGGGATTGTGTGTGTAATAGAGATCATCCGATCCCCCTACTCCCTGATTTAGTAGGTAGCTTTGATTTCCCCCATACAACCCCGCCTGAACGTCTCGATAGGTCTCCAAAAGCTTCATGTAACTGGCATTAGAATTCAGGTTGATCTCCTGATAATCTTTATTCAGCTTGTTTTCGGTATCTAATCGCCATTTTTCCAACTCAACGAGGTCATAGCCATGCTTTGTATAAAGCAGTTTCATCTTCTGATAGTATGCGTTCAGGGATTCAAGCCGCGCATCGTATGAATTGATCTCCTGTATCCTGAATTGACTGAGCATCCTCAATTCGCCCGCCTGCTTCTTTTCAGATGCCTCAGACAGTTCGCCTATCGTTTGATGTCGCCATTCTTCCAGAGCGATCGTATCAAGCCCGAATTTCTGGTATTGAGCGATCATTGAATCAAAGAAATCGTTGGCAGATTCCCGCTTAGATTCGTTGGATTCGCTGCCTACAAGCTTTTCAGCAAGCATACCTTTCATCAGTGTTTCATACTTAACCTGATCAAAGGTTTCGATGGCTTGGATTTCCTGATTCCGCCATTCCTGCTGTTGCTGATAGTCCCTCTCATTCATTTCGTTGAAAGCAATGATGCGATCCTTCTCTGCCTTCATTCCTGCCTCAAGCTGCTTCTCCCTATTTGCCCTTTCGGTCTTTTCGGATGTGAAGATATCGTCAAGCGTAGCCCACATCTGGCTGCCATATTTCATGACAGCGGCTGCATGTGCCCCTGCCAGTATCGTATCCTTATCAAGCACGTCCCAGCGATCCCTGTGCAGCTTCATATTCGCTCTGAGGTCTGCATTTTCTTTTGTATAGAATTCGAGGGCAGAGGTCGGTCGGTCGGGCTGTTCCAAGAAAGACGCGGCTTTCTTGGATGACTCATAAAGCTCTTCACGCATCTTCACAAGCTTTTCCTGTGAAGTAACGTAATCGTCCCAATCGCTTTTATATTCCCGGACTACACCACCAAGAGATTTGAATGGATTGACCAAAGCAGAAACGATCCCTTCGGCTTTTTCAGAGCTTTCGTTCTGCTTTCCCATCCCTTCGGTGAAATCGTATAGGTCGCCCTTTGTGTGTCGGAGTTCGCCCTGTAAGTCAGCGATCTTGTCTTGCAGGTTCTTGATGTGTGCAGGGATCGGCTTGACTCCCGATCCGAGACTCTTGATCCCGACGCCCCAGAGTGAAACCTGATCATAGCCCTGAGCCATATACTTTTCAAGTTCCTTGATAGCTCTGGCATAATCATCAATCGCGGTCTGCACGCCTTTGGCGTTATTGGCGAAAGTTTCCATTTCCTTGTCGATAAAGACATCTTTTCTAGCGTCTTTATACAGCATCAAGCCGCTTGCAATAGCGGTGATCCCACCAGCGACAACGCCTAAGCCAACCGTTATTGGTGATGCTACGATAGCCAGAAGCGCGCCGCCCAGCAGCGCAAACCCCGAAGCCATTGCGGGCAGTCTCGGAACCAGAAGCAGTAGTGGACCACCTATCAGTCCCAATGCCCCTGCGATAGCCGTTCCCCACGCAGCCATCTTCTTGGACGAATCCGGAAGGGCATTGAATTTCCCGACTAATTCCGCTGTCTTTTCGATCATATCTCTGATCACAGGGGCAAGCTGTTCGCCCATACTAATAGCCGCGCCCTCAACAGCGGACTTCAGCAGCTTCAAGTCGCCTGACAGCGAATTAAGTTGTTCAGCCGCCATTTCAGCCGCCCGATCCGTTCCGGTGATATTTGCCTGCATACCTCGAAGGGCATCCGCACCGGCGGAAACAAGCAGCGTCATGCCTTCAGAGCGGCGTCCGAATATCTGAGCAGCAGACGCAGCATCAAGCCCCGCTTCTTCAAACTTCCCGACTATATCGACAAGGGAATTCGTTGAGGGGTTGACATCATCAATAGTAAGCCCAAGAGCAGCCAAACCTTTGTTGACCTGTGCGGTCGGCTTCAGGAGCGTAGTAATCGCCCCGCCAAGCCTCGTACCCGCCATGCTTGCCTCAAGTCCCGAATCGTACAGGATGCCCAAAGCGGCGGACGTTTCCTCTACCGTATAGCCAAGACTGTTGAAGGTCGCACCAACGTAGGGCATTGATACAGCGAGTTTTTCAAGCGTGGCTTGTGATGATGATATTGTGGCGGCAAAGACATTTGTGATCCGTCCGGCTTCAGCGGCGGGTATGTGGTAAGCGTTCATGGAAGCAACCGTCAGCTTGGTCGCTTCAGCAAGTCCAGACTGCGTTGCAGCAGCTAGATCAAGAATGACATTCGTGCTTGACATCTGCTCTTTGACGCTCATGCCTGCAGATGCCAGATAGTACATTGCCTGTCCTGCTTCCCTTGCGGAAAAAACGGTTGTTTCGCCCATCTCTTTCGCAAAGCCTGACAGTTGTTTGTATTCCTGTTCTGTTGCCTGACTGACGGATGCGACATCCTTCATCGTCTGCTCGAAGGATGCAAAGGTGGCTATGGAGCCAACGGCAATGCTTGTAGCCGCAACGCCTATGCCTGTTAAAGCTGCACCAATGGCATTGATAGCAGGCGTCATAGGCTTCAGGGCTTTGTCTGCTTTACTTGCCCATGATTGCAGACTGCCTTCCGCTTTCTTCAGGTTCTTATCTAGCGTAGCAGAATTAGCATCGAGGTTGACCCTTAGAGTCCCAAGATTCGTTCCGCCACCCATCGATCCCATTGCCTGAGCTATTGTATCCATCTACCGCATTTTACCCCGCTTAATGCCCATTTGTGCCGCCATCAATGGGTTGTCTAGTAAATCTTTCAGGTTTGTTTTGCTATGGACTATCGTGATTCCCTTGCTTGTCTTTTCAGTCCATGATCCCGTCTTATAAATATCGGAATCAGCAGATCCCTTTCCCTGTCTCTGCTGTATGGATTTAATGGCTTCTGAAGCGGCTTTCTTCCGGTCGGCAATAGCACCCCATATGCCCGTTAGCAGGTCAATTCTCCAGTGCGCAACGGATGCTATTGATTCGCTGCCATTCGTATGCTCAACCACATCAAGGATCATGCCCTCAAGGGCTTTAACCTGATCCTCTATTGTGTAGGGTTTACCACTTCAGTATTTGCAACAGTAGGCGTTTTTTCCTGCTTTAGCGAGTTGTTGCATCTTGGACAGTATTGCCATTCCGGATCAAGATGCATACCACACGAATCACAAACAGGCAACTTACCATCAATGACATCATATATGCGCTGCCATCGTTCTTTGACCAATTCCTGTTCCAGAGTGTCCCCGTAAAAATACACTAACTCATAGGCAAAATCTCGGATGTTATACAGCCCGACAGATGCCTTTGCTTTCTCGATTGTGAAAGTTTCATCTTCACGCTTTGCCCTGACGTAGATCATTGCAGCGATAGCGTTCCAATTCCAACTCATATCGGGATTCAGGATGCAACCCGGAATGGCATTGCTTCCTTCAGGAAGCCGTTCTGCAACCTCGTCAAGTTCAATAGACGAAGCCTTGTTATCTTTCTGCGATTGTGATGCATTCAGCCTTGCCAAGAATTGTGACATTATGCAATCCCCTTTCTTTTCAATACATTGTTAATAATACTTAATATGTCCTGCTTCTTATCCCATACGCCGGGAAGCAGGAAGGCATATTTGCCGCCTGAGATAAATTCAACATGCTCTGCGTACGGCGCATAGGCTTCACCCGCATGGATAATGCCAACCCACCGATCATTCTGCTTAACGACGGAATATGTAATTGACCGGCGAAGATTGCCGGTTCGTGTTTCAAAACCTTTCCCCTTCGCCGGTCGGTCTGTGTATTCAGATTTGATATGGTTGACAACGGCAATGCAGGCTTCTTCTATAGCGTCATGAACAGCGGGATCAATAGACTTCCTGATACGCTGAAGATTTCTGATTACCTCATTAAGCCCGTCAACCGTTGCCATTTTTACAACTCTTCCGCAAGTTCCCAGTAACTATCGTCTGTATCGCGATAGAGCGGGATCGTAACGTCCATAACGGCTCTGCTTCCTGCTGAAAGAATCAGTCCGGGCAGCCCCGGCATTCCACCTGCAGCAATCCAAAACTGTATCTTTTTCCCGTTATCCGCTCGCGTACCTTCCAGAAGGTATTCGCGCGCAAGGTCAACGTCAACGGCGGTGGCAGTCATTGCCCACTTGTTGGCATCTTCTTTAGCCGTCGATCTCAGTGATGCACTCGCAGCAGACAAACCAAGCAAAGCCATGTATGTATCCGGATCGAATGACATCTCCCCGATAGTCACAGATGATGTCATTTTCATAACCTGCGGATCGCCTTCAACTATCTTCTGGCTGAAGCGAGTGGATATTTCCATAGAAGAATTCAAGACAAAATTGCCCTCGAATTCTCCCAATTCAGTCGATGCAGTAGTAACATCAGCAGCAGCGGAGTAAATCGTTCCGCCCTTGATATAAAATGAATCAGCCATTTGTACTCATCTCCTATTTTGCTTGAGCAGCAAAAACATAAAAAGCAGTCAATGACCATGTGTCTTTTGGGGCTTCCGGCTCGTTGATCCAGCTTGAAGCAGATATTTCCCAAAGCAAATCTATCGCAATATCATCATTAGATATGCTCGTCTCCTTCTTGTGTAGCAGATCAAAAATGCGGCTGTGTATAGTATCCAGCGTCTCTGCGTATGCCTGATTCCTCGTATATATCCTGATAGATATTCTGCCTTCGAGAGTATCAGCAAGTCCGTTTTCCTTGCTTATAATACCAAGCATAATGCAGGGATAGACGGCGGGCAGATTGCCTTCGCCCGTCCTGATCTTTGCTACCGGCACATATCCTATCAGTGTTGAATCAGCCACAAGCCGATCCCTGATCGCTTTGAATACCAATGCTCGCATATTTGCCACGAAGCACCCCTTTACAGCTTCTTAGCCATTCCCAAAACCTGCGTATCCCAATCATAGACCGCCGTCAATGAGTACGCCTCATCTCCATCATCATCAGCTTCAACCGTATCGCCAACCAAAACAGCAGTATCTTTCAGGAAAAAGATCACGTACTTCGCCTCTTCTTCTAAGCCTTGTATCAATTCCTTCAGCGAACCGCGCTGAATTGATGCAGGTTGAATATCGCATTTGATATTCTGTAAGGCTTCTGGGGCTGACCATGTGATGTCCGGATGTCCGTAATCATCCTGATCGCCCTGTGCCTTTCTCTTGACGTTGACATACTGAAACCCAACATCAAGCCACATTTGTGGCAACTGGTCTTTGTCTGAATCTGATAATGACATTTTAATTTCCCATAGGAAAGAGCTGCACCATCTGGTCGAATGATGCAGCATTGGTCAAATCGTCAAACATCAGCATAACCTCCATCGTTAGAACCTTACGGGCTATTTTCCCTTTTTATACAGTACCAATCCCGCCAAATCATGCGGGTCAACGGAATCTACCATTATAGGACATGGCAGCCTTTCGCCCATCGTCCACTTGCTCTCTGTGAAAACTTGCCAGTACATCTGCTCAAGCAATTCCGCTTTGTGAATAACAAGCCATTTGTTGACATCTTCCCTGTTAAAGATTGTGCAGGGGTAATAATTTTTCGATCCATAACCCGCATCTGGATCAGCGTAAACGTTATCCACATGCTCTGATTCGTTATATGGGAACGTGAGCATCAGCAACCCTCCGGGCTTCAGCAGCCTGAACATCCCCGCAATGGCAGCATCAGCATCGGTGATATGCTCAAGCACGCTGATACAGGTAATCGCATCAAAGGATTCTGTCTCAAGATCATCAGGCTTTTGAATATCAATATCCAATACTGCCCAATGCCGGTTGAAAACAGGCTTTTTCCAATAGTCTTTGACGTTATCTATTGCCGTAACATGATACCCGCACGTTTTCAGGATCGCAGGGAAAGCGGTCAGCCCCGTTCCGACATCAAGAATCCGCTCAACGTTTGGCATACTCGCAAGGGCTTCAAGCGTAAATGCATATTCAACCGATCTCTCATTCCGCTTGATCTTCTGCTTTGTGAATTCTCTTGCGTTGATCTTCTGAATTCCATCTTGAACGGGATCCATGTTCTTCGCCTGCTTTCTCTGTTCAATCAGCATCCGGTACAACCCCACCAACGCGGGGATTTCGTCTTCAATATAGAATTCCTTCATCGTATTGTCTATGTTCCGAAGTTCCTCCAACCTTTCTGGAACTTCCGAAATATCATCATAGACAATGCCCAACTCATAGCGAGTGATAACGTGCGCCAATGCCGCTGTATTCGCCGATATGACAGGGAGATCGGCTGCAACGTAATCCCATAGTTTGTTGGCAATAGCCAAATCCAGAAATCCCTTTTCCGAGTTCTGAATATTCCACGTTATCAGCCCCGCATCATACTGTGAGATTTCCGGTATCAGGTCGGCAGCAGGAACCGGATTGTAATACCTGATCCCTGTAGTCTTTGCTGCCAATGCTCTGTATTCCGGCTCATCTCTGGACGGCTGAATATGTACCACAACGCCCTTGCTTGCCAGATATTCAAAGATGCCTTTCATCTCCCTGTGCAGGAGACCGAAAGCGCCGACATAGACGGCATGGAATTTGCCATCATCTTCAGACAGCTTCGGAAGCCGCTTTTCAGACACATTCGCTCTGCTAATATAGTTCGGGATGATAACTGACGCTGTGGCGTCGATCCTATATCCTCTCGATGCGACAAGCATCTGTTCTGGCGTAACATACACTCTGCCATCACATCGGCGATTAGCAATAACAGCATTCGCACCCTTGTCTGGATTGTTGGGATGCCGGAGTTCAACTGGATCATGGAAATCGGCAACCACTATCGCATCAGGGCAGAATTCCTTGATCATGACCGCGTGGGCATCAGGCTCATTGCTGCAATGGATGATGTCATACAGCGGGCAAAGGCGATATAGCTGCTCATTAGATTTAACTCGTATCTGTTTCCTGAAACACGACATATCCATGTAGGGGTAATCTGAATCAGATGCCTTCGTCCACCAAGCGAGGTCGACATGATGTCCCAGATCGGACAACGCCTTCGCTGTTTTCCACGTCCTATGGCAAATATTTGGCTGAACCATCAATACCCGCAGCGGCTTGCCCTCGAAGCCATACGCGGCAAGGGCACTCTGGTAGCGTCTCATATACTGTATATCTGCATCAATTCTCAACGCTCTCTGTAATGCAGCAACAGCTTTTTGCGGCTCATTCATCTCGATCAGATGCGTTCCTGCTGCATAATATGCCCGACCTGCTGACCCCCACGAATCAATAGTTATCCCTACTGGCTGCCCTGTCTCCTGCATTTGCTGAAGCAGTACCAGAAATCTGTTGTAATGTTTAACCGCTTTCTCATGCTGCCTGTCTATGCCATATGCAAGAGCAAGATTATATATGCCATCAAGATTTTCGGGGTAGTACTTCAGGAATTCCACGCCCTCGTCAATAGCCGCCCGATAATCCCCGATTTGCGTCAATGCGTTGATCTTGTCAACGATGATCCTCTGATATGAATTTGCCGTATAGGTCGCAGCATGTACCTGCACCAAAGCATCAAATTCATTAGCCTCAGCAATAGCCGATCCATATCCTTTCTGGACTAACAGATTTCGCACCAGATTGGCGACATAAAAAGACCGCTTGCCCTCTTCGGCGATTTGTTTCCTAAGTAGCCGTTCGGTTCGTTCGTATTTAGCCGCCAATTTTTCAGGGGAAAGGTTGTATCCAAAATGCTGAATCCGGACAGGGAAGAAAGCTTCCTTGCCCTCGAATATAGGCTGATTGTGGACGATGCCCTCGTAATGAATCGCATCTTTCCGGAAAAGTCTGTGTCCCGTTCCCATGCTGATACCATTCGGCGTTTCATTCAAAACGCCAAAACCAACAGCAACCGCATCAGATTCAACCGCTTCTTTGAATACTGAGTGATCGTCGGGATGTAACCTTTCGTCAGCGTCAATAATAAATACTTTATCCGAAGTCGCCTGAGCGATTGATATGTTTCTCGCTTTGGAGAAATCATCACGCCATGCCCAATGATGAATAATTGCGCCCTTTTCCTTTGCGATCCGGACTGTCCGATCCTTTGACCCCGTATCGAGAAGGATGATTTCGTCTACAACGTCCTTGATGCTGTCTATGCAACCGCCTATTAGTTCTTTTTCGTCTTTTGCTATGATACATGCTGAAACAGTCAATGCAGGTCTCCTTTCTGCTTTATCCTATCCGCCGATATGATCTTTTACCCCTCAAAGTATTTCGGGCTTTCATCTTTTCCCTCTGGCTGCAGGTCTGCTATCTTATCACGCAGTTTGATGTTTTCTCTCTGCAACTTTACTAATTCAGCCGATACTTTTGTATATTCATCAGTTATTTTTTCTATTCCTCGTCTCAAGGCGAGAGTTTCAATCCTCAGTCTTGACATTACCTGTTGCACTTCCATGTATTGCTCTTCTGTAACAGGATCGGCTTTTGTCCATTTTTCTTCTAGCATAATATTCTCCTTTTATATTACTAATCTGCCCGAAACAGCACCGGATCGCTTATCATGATCCTTCGCCATCTCGGTATAATCGTAATGAGTGTAACTGACCCCGCCTCTGTCCCACCGTTTAGCTTTGTGCGGGTCTTTGGCAAGCTGTCTCATGCAGTCTGCCAAAACAGCATGAATATCATAAGAATAAGCATCGAGGTAATATACATCTCCCTCTTGATCTGCATCCCACCGGAAGACGCCCTGCATCAGATTGAAATTGTCAGGAGTTACAGCAGAAGCCCCATCATCAGCACCATCCCATATGTTGATGCATTCGTTAGCATCCCCCGCGCCTGTCCATTCTGTTGTTCCAGAACTGACAGCGGATGATGTCGTTGCTCCTTCCATGAATCTATACTGCGACCGGAAGACTCTCTCAGTCGGGTCTTTTGACAGCTTCTCTCTGGAAACATACCGGCAATGGAGATCAAGTATCCTCTGTAATTTATCATCAGCCCAAACTTCTGAGTCTTCATCATGTGCTTCCATCCGAAGATGGATCAGTATCCATGCCATTGTCGATCTCGCTGCCATGTCCTGCCTCCTGACAAAATGAAAAGAGGGTGGAGGTGGAAAGGAGAACCAAACACCTCCACCCCCTCCCCGATGCACGCGGCGGTTCGTGCATCAGCTATTCAGCCTCAATCAATTCGTCCAATACTACCATTTCGTTTGGCGTGATCCCTATCGTTTCGCCAAGCAGATCAAGCTTGATCGGGAAAGACTCAACATCAACTTCCATTTGAAGCAGTTCGCTCCACTCGTTTCTAAAAGCATCTTCGTCGGATAGCTTGACCTGCTCCAGAGTCTTGCCGTCGATCTCTACTGGTTCGGTGATGGGCTTGCCCTGTTCGTCTTTTTCGGAATACTTATCGAGTAAGACTTTGCGCTGTTCTTCAATCGTGGTGGCGGCATCCCTAAACAGCTTCACGTTCCGCCCAATCCAATACGAACCCTTCGATGGAAGGGAAGGAAGCCTTGCCGCCTTATTCAAAACTTGAGTAATTGCCAATATTTCGCCATTTGTTGCCGTTGCCTGTTTCTTCTGAGCCATGAGAAATCTCCTTTCAAGAGGAAAAGTTAAGAGGTGGTCGCCGCCCGTTTCGGCGACCGATTAGCAAATTAGCTAAGACGGGAAGGTTCTTGTTAGCTTACTTTCTAAGTGTTTGCGCCAACCATGCCAAACCAAGTCACACCGTCGCAGAATACCATTGCACTTTCGTTCTGCCCTATCGTGACGACAGTTGCAGGTGCGTCGTCCTGAACGGTAATGTCTTCAGCACCACCAGCAGCGTTCGCGATAATAAAGACCAGTCCTGCAGAACTGGCTTCAGCCGGAAGCGTGATCGTTCGCGCGCCGTCCGGATCAATGAACTGAAGCATGTAATCAGTGATCAGAAGCGTCCTGTTTCCGCTAAGCGTCTCCGTGTTGGCATCATGGAACCAAACACGCCCGGAAAGCTTTATCGCACCGTCACTGACAAGACTCAGACTGGCATCAGCGTCTGACTGGATGTAGATAGCCGTATCCCTGAACTGAAGCTTGCTAATAGTTTGCATTTCGATGGTTGCAGTAACGTCCAACTCGTCATTCGTCTGATCCCACTTAATCATCTTGCCGGTAGACGCACCGTACAAACGGAGATCAATACCATGATCGTCTTGACCGAGATCAAAGGTATTGCCGGACACGTCAAAGTAGATGTAATCATCAGCCGTAGCACCAAACCACTGAAGGTCAATGCTCTCTGTCCCATCACCAACGGTCATCAGCTCGTCATCAGCAGCAGCGGTGATCGCAAAGTCCGCCCCGTCGAACTGGATAACAATATCCTGCGCGTCTCCGAAACTAAGGTTGTCGGCATCCAGCAGGTAAACGTCGATCCCGTTGGCGGTCAGAGTGTTTCCAGAAGCGTCGATGGCAATAGAATCGCTGGCAGTGTTTCCGTACCATATCAGGTCAAAGCTGTTAGTGCCGTTTCCGACCTTAATCACCAAGTCGTCCTTTACACCAGTAATGGTGAAATCCGTTGCGTCGAACTGGACAACTACATCCTGACCATCACCAAAGGAGATATTGTCAGCATCTTCCATGTAAACATCTACACCGTCGAAGGACAGCGTTTTCGCGGAAGCATCAAAGATGATATTATCAGCAGCCGTTTCGCCATAAATCCAGATGTCGAATGACTGCGTACCATTACCAAATTTAAGAATGGTATCATCAGCAGCGGGAAGGATGTCGAAGTCAGTGACGTCCCACCTCATGTAGACGTCGCCGCCAGCCGTCCCGCCAAACTCCAGAACATCGTCATCACCCATGTGCAGATCAATATCTTCAAAGTCAACCTGATCGTTGGTAACGTCGAAATACACATACTTGGCAGCGGCGTCTGCGTACCAGTACATATTCCATGATACCACACCATCACCAAACTTCAGAGCGAGCTCGTCAGTCCCCGGCACGATAACGAAATCAGTGCTGTCAAACGCTATCTCAACATCTGACCCATCGCCGAGATAGATGTAGTCGCTGTCACCCATAAAGAGATCGACAGCGTCAAACGTCACCTTATCGGAACTGGCATCAAACTCAACGGTATTGGCGACTGTTTCGCCATACCAAATCACGTCGAAATCATTCGTGCCATTACCGATGTAGATTACCAGATCATCAGATGCGCCAAGAATATTGAAATCAGCAGCATCGAATATCAGCGTTATGTCGCCGGAATCGCCAAACTCTATCTCATCGTTATCGCCGAATCTGGCATCAGTATCCTCGAAGTATACCTTTGCGTCACCAGCGTCAAATTTGACATAGTTTGTTGCAGCAGTACCATACCACCAGAGGTCAAACGACAGCGTACCGTTGCCAAACTTAAGAATGGTATCATCAGCAACGGGAAGGATGTCAAAGTCCGTCGCATCCCAACGCATCTGAATATCTTTCGCGTCGCCAAAGTAGAGAATGTCGGCATCCTTCAACCAGAAATCTACGCCATCAAGCGTCAAAAGATTGCCCGAAGCGTCAAAGGCGATCAGGTCATTCGCTGTGTTGCCATATACGTTCAGATCAAAAGATTTCGTTCCATTGCCGACATTGATAACCAGATCATCAGTACCGGCATTTATATGAAAGTCAGTTGCATCGAATATGAAACCGACATCGGAGCCGGTTCCAAAATATTGGGCAACGTTATCATCTCTGTTTTCAGAGATAGTACTGGGGATTACCAGCGACGTTCCGGAAATGTATATGTCGTGGTACGCCCCACCGGAATCCTCAAGTTTAAGTTTATTGCCATATCCGATCTTGATGTCATTATCAAAACCGTCTTCAAAGCCCTCTTTTATCAGTCTTATATTGCCCTTCGATATCAAAGGATCGAGGACATCTGTCATATCTCTTGCAGACATTTATTCTTGCACCTCTTTCAGCAGATCGATCAATTCAGCTTTGGTTGTTGTGTTCTTGAAGGCAATGGATCGCTGCTTCGCCGTTTTCCGCAATCGCCCGATTTTCTGATCATCATAAGTCGGCGGCGTCATAATCTCCACAAAGGGATGCCTTGCTAAAGCTTCCGCAATAGCAGCATCCTCGAAGAATGACAGTTGGTGCCCGGGCAATTCAATCATCATCCCGTCGCCAACAGAAAGCTTCCGTCCATTACCGTAATTCATTACATGCACCATTGCTAAATTCCTTTTATCCCATTGTGAGCTTCTGAATCAGCACGCAGGCATTGATATTCTCTATTGCTACATCAGCGCGCAGCGAATAGAAGAAATAGGTTGCCTCATCGGCGGCTTCCCTGCTTCCTTCGATCTTTATATCCCGCTGTATGCCAACGATCAGATTGCCCTTCGGAGTCAACAAACTATCGGTGTAGCTGGCTCCGCCATGTATGCCACTCCCATCCAGCGTTGTAGACATCAGCGGGACATCCGTTATCGGAACTCTGCCGAACTGCAAGGCTCCCCCACCGATAATGGCATTATCACCAAGCACGGTGGATCGTGCAGCCAGAGCGTCAACGTAGTCCTGCGATACCTGATCGCTTTGCAGGAACCTGAGATTTGCCATTCCTACCTGTTTATACTTGGCATCCAGATTTCTGAGAGCATCAGAATACTTGAATTCCCAGTTGTAGGGAATGGATGAATTCTGTGCAGCAATCGCACCTGCAATATCAAAATCAGATGTAGCGTCCAGAAGGACAGCAGATCCAGAAACGTCATTCTCATAGGTTTCGCCACTGGCGGAATGTGTGATCCGGTATCGCCAGCCGTCAAACAGCGATCTGATGTCCGTACTGGCAAAACTGCTCAGGGAGTGCGTATCGCCAATCCAGAAGGCTTCTTCCAACTCATTGGCGATCTGCTTAGTGACCATGCGCATCACATGGTCTGCAAAGGCATCGCCTTCAATATTGTCCTCAAGGTCATCATCATAAATGACAACAGCCCCGCGTACCTTCTTGGATGTTAGCTCTATTTTGTTATCAGCCAGTGTCTTTTTGTAGTCGGATGCGCTGAAGGTAGAACCCGGATGCAGGAAGGCTGTAGAACCAAGCCCAAGCGCGCGGATGTTCTTAGTCGGCTTCGCCATACGAACGATTCGTGCAGCATCTTTCAATCGAGATACATCCACTATGTAATCAATGAACCTGTCAGCCTCTTCCGCTGAAAGAGTAGTACTGGGCAGCGCCACCATTTTGGTGAACTGCTCTTTAGACTTGAACAGGAGGTGCTTATTGGTAAGCATGAAATGTTCACCCCTTTTTGCCAAAGGCATTTATTGTCAATCGTCAACTATCAGCCATGATGGTCAGTCAGGCTGCTATTCCGTCTCTGTTTTCTCGACTAAGCTGTTCCACCTGATACCCTTGCTTTTCTTCAGCTTTCTCCCCGTATCATTGGGATCATCGGCATCAGTATCGGCATCTTTGTCATTATCGCCTTTATCCTCTTCCGGTTCTTTGCCATCATCATCAACAGATTTCTTGACGCCGGAAGTCTTCTCAACCACAGCAAGCCGGTCGGTTATGTCTTTCAAGCCAGTCAGGATTTTCGCAAAGGGATCATCTTTGTCATCCTCTTTGTCCTTCTCCTTCTTGACCTTTTCTTTCGGCTTGCCAATGGCTTCAACCGCCTTTAGCAGCTTCTGGATGTCAGACTCTTCTTCCAGTTCCGGCAACCGCTGATCCTCAGGAAGCATCTTGTTGAGTGTTTTCAGCAATGCAGTTATAGTACCCTTCAGGACTTCAACCTGCTCATTAGGGATACCATCATCCTGATCGGCGTCTTCCTCTTTGTCTTTGTCCTTGTCTTCTTTCTTGGCAACAGCAACATTTGCCATGCCAAAAGTCAGGACATCACGCATTGCGCCCAACAGGTCATCAGGCATTGCTTCCTGATACTGCTTCAAAACATCAAATGCTTTGGTAAGGAGTTTTCCTTGATCTTCGGGCAGCCCTGCAAGTTTTTCGTCTATCTTGTCAACTTCAGTATCGCCCATAAGTGATTTGAAAAGTGTAACTATCTTATCCATTTTAACCTCCGCTTTCTGCAGCTTATTGTCCTTGCTGTCATCTGCTTTGTGAAACAAAAATCGGCGCTTATTCGCAGGTGCATCAACAAGCGACACCTCTGTAATTTTCATATCAGTTAATTGTGGCATTACTATGCCTCCTGCATGTTTCTTCTACCGCCGAAAGCGAAGCAAACATTTATACCATGACAGCCGTTCCTGCCATAGAATAGCCAATCAGTTCACCAGACTTGATCTGCTGCCAAACTGAATCATTTACTATGCGAGAGATAAGCACCCATGACCCTTTAGGAATTTTCTGTGCCTGCAATTCAAAATCAACAGGGGCAAGATATGTCTCCAAAACATGAGCATTGACTTCCCCGCCAACGTGATTGACCTTGAAAAGCTGCAAGTCTTCCATAAAGGAGTAGGCGGCTTCCCTGATGTCTTCCTCTGTTGCGAAGTCTCCATGCGCATCAGTTTCAGCAGGCGCATAAACGACTCCGGCAACAATCCTTTCGTCTTCGGTCTTCGATATATTGATGATCTTTGCCGTCCGCTCAAAAGCATATTCAGGCTTCTGGCTTTGCTGTATCTGCTCAAAAGCAGTTTTTGCTTTGCTAATCCGGACAGCATCATCAATATTCCTATCAATAGCAGTTTTCTTGAAACTCAAATTGCGCGCTTCCATTACTTCCCTGATCATGGCATATTGCTTCAGGATGGTCTCTCCCTGACCCTTCTGCCATATCTGGACACAGCGCATCCTCAGACCATGCAACTCATGATCTGCCTGTCCTTTGATGATGTCTGCTGACAAGCCCTCTATCTTGACTTTCATAATCATCCCCGAATATCTGCAACAAGCTTCTTGATTTCGTAAGCATCATATCTGCATCCCAGAGAGGACAGCATATTCAATGCCTCTTCAACAGCGGCATTATCTTTATCCTCAAGGCATGTATCTGCTCGCTCAATGGTTTCCAATAAATGCCCCGTTACGTCAAAAAGCTTCTGCACGTTAATCACCGTTGATCTCGTATATGCAACTTTCTTCTCCGCCATTCTCGATCCCCTTTCTATTTCCTCCCCGCCATCCAGTCACAGCGACAACGGGGATGAACTGGCTGAACGCCATGAGCATGATCGATTGTGTATTCATCTCCATTCATTCCGGTACATATATTGCAAGCATCCGATGACGCCAAAAAGATTACCGTAGACCGACCCGCCTGCTCATAGCCCTGCAATTCACCCTCTGACAACGCCCTTGCTGATTCCGTCCGGGCAATCGTCTCTGTCCTATAGCGCAGCGTCTTCTTCTCATATGTCGCAACCCTCCTCTGGATCTGCTTTGCGGATAATTCCGGTCGGTCGATCAGAAGCCGCTCTTCAAAGTTTGCGACCCATCCCATCTGCTTCTCTGTAAGTCCAACCCTGTTTCGCAGTTCCATTCCTATCGAATGAGCCGTCTGATTATCCCGCGCAGCATCAACAAGCAATGTCCTGATGCCCGCTTTGGTCTCCTCAGTAACCTCAACGACCAAATGAGCGCATTGCTCTTCAGCCGCCTTGATAGTCCTTGCTGTCAATGTATCGAATCTGCCCGATTCGCCCGCAATCTTCAAGGCTGCATTGCCGCCTTTACCAATGATAGCTAAAATAGCAGGCTTCAGGGCGGCGACTCCTTCGGCTTCCACTAATGCCCAATCCACAAGCCGTTCGGTCAGCTCTGCAGGAAGTTTCTGCTTGAATATTTCGCTGATGCCGCTCCCTACTGTCCTGCGAGTATATGCAAACCACTTATTGACTAAAGGATGCAGCAGCCTTGTTGACTGCGATTCCAGTTGAGCGAATCGGCGCATTGCCGTCTCTCTGGAATCCACTTTTGCAAAAGCTGTGTCATATGATATGGTTTCAAGCGCAGATGTCATTCCGCCCCTTCGTCTTCACCAACAGGAATCAGGTTTTGCTTCACATAATATGAATCTCCACCTGGATACGGCTCAAGCCCTCGATCCCGCCTGACTTGATTCGGCGTCTTTACGCCCGTCTCGATCCAGCCCTGATCTCTGGTAGCTTCGGCATCCTCATCCCTTGTATCCATGTTCTTGAATTTGAATATGTATGATTGCGAGTTCAAACCCTGCTGCAAAATTTTTCGGTTGACAATATTCTCAAGGTCTTCCTGAAATGGCTCTACAGCCGCCTGATTGTATATGATCGTTGATTCTTTGATATTCGTGCCGCCCAGACTGCCAACGATATTGATCCCGATCCGGTATGGCGGCATGGAATAGCAGGACAGGACTTCATCACGCATCAACTGCGTCAATACCTTGAAGCTGCCCTCGTGAACGTCAACAGAAAGTTTCTGGAAGTTTGCCTGCGATCCTTCTTTAGATGATTCAAGCACCATTGTGCTGTGTGCCTTATCGCTCGACCTGACGCCGGTATTCAGGTATTTGCCGATATTGTCTGCTGCTTTTTCGTCCCATTCACCCGTAAGCGTTACGAAATATGCAGGGACACCGTAGTTATCAAAGAAATTCAGGTTGTAGTCCCGAATACCGATTAAGGACGCAACCGAACCAATGGCGGGCAGAATGTTTGGTGCACCATAATACCCGTTTCTGGGATAATAATTCGTGTGCCAGATCAGCTCATTCGCCGCTTCCTTCAGGCTGAACCCGCCATCCTTGCCGTCCTTTGGGGAGATACCGCCCTCTTCATCAAATTTCTTGAACCACACCTCCGAGTCCTTCAGCTTTTGGCAGAACTTCTTTTTGCTTTTGTGGATAAAGAGAGTATAGGCAGCGACATGATGCAACTCGGATATTTCGCCCATGAGGTTCCGGATCACTTCCATGCCCATGTATCCCATCGCACCTTCATCAATCACGAGGGCTTCACAGAGTCGCCTGAATGACATATCGGGATTGGGCTGCTCAAGCAGGGCTTCTATCTTGTCACGTTCAGCGGCGTTTTCCTTCGCCCCTTCTTTCAGGATCAAATCATAGCCAACGCCTGCGACATCAACGGCAAGCTGCGTCACAGTCCTATTGAAAGTCGGGTTGTGTTCCCAATAGATCAAAAAAGAATCGGGCGGATAAGGATGCGTAATCAAGTCCCGCTGCTTTGCCCATTCGGTGCTGTAAGATTCCACCCGCTCAGGAATGACATTGGTTGTATCTCCCTGAGAAGTGTATTTCTGAAAGACCGATAAAGGGACGACCTTGTTTTTGTCCGTCACGATATATGCGTTTGACTTATGAGCCGCTTCTGTCTGCTTTGGCGCGGATCGGCGGAATAATTTCATACTATATGCACCCTACCCTTTTGACCGGATGATTTCAGGCTTGTGTGAAGCGCATATCTCATAGCATCCATCCCATCATCTTTTTCCTTGATCATGTCTTCCTTCTGCTTGGTACGCCAGATATAAGAGGGAAATTCATCAACTGTTCTCTGGGGCTTATTTTCCATCACCAGTCGTTGATCAAGCTCAATCAATGCATCTTCAAAAAAGAAGACCTGATCCGCTTCAAATTTATCATAAACCGTTTGTTGCCCGGCAAGTCTGTCTTTCTCCGCTGCAACCGTCCGGAAACCGTTTTCCTTCAGCGTTGCCCTGTCTTCTGCGTCATGATCGCATATCAGCTTAGTTCCAGAGTATATGCGATCATATATCTCATGCATCTGCTTGGAATGCGTCTTGACCGTCCTGTGTGTGTAGTATATTTCCCTGTCCAAATACCAGACGTCAGACGGAGAAATCGCCCAAAACTGAGCAACATATGGATGATCAAAACCAAAATCAACCGAAACTGCCCTACGATAATCTGCAGGGATAGGAAATCGCTTGATAATATGCTTGCTGGGATCGAAAGGATAGACAAGCCCTTCAAATGCCGTCCATTTCCCCAAAGCATATCTTTCACGAAAGACGCCCCGAAGCTGCCCGATCCTTTCCAAATAGGATGTTGGCAGATCAGAGAGAATCGTGCCTTCGATCTTCTTGTAGCCTTTTCGCTTTTCAACATAGAATCTCTGATATAAATAATGTGCAGGACTTGCCGGATTGGTCATTAGCAAGACCTGATGGAATGGGACAGTCGGCAATCGCAAACATCGGAGAATCTTAACGTCAAAATCTTCTTCAGTCGTCTCGGAAGCTTCTTCCACCACTATGAAGCCATATTCTCTGGATGCTAATTTATTTACATCCCCAACAGAATCAAGCCCAACGCCGAAGATTTCAGATCCATTGGTCAGTTTTCGATATAGCTCGGTATCATTCTTTGATACGACATAGCTTTCAGGGAGTATCTCATCAACGAGTTTCTTCCACAAGGTCGCCTTGAGATCGACACGCTTCTTCCTGACAAGCGCAACACAGTTCCCCGCATACAGGGCTGCCATGCAATAGGCTTTCAGTGCCCCAACGTGCGTCTTACCACTTCCCCATGGACCACCAAACAGGACTGATTGCTCTGTGCACGTTAGCGCGTCATATTGTGCCCTCGATTTTGCTTTGAATGTTGTGATTTTGTTCGGTATAATCATCGTCACTATATAAGACAAGATAAGGCAGGCAAAATGTGATAGATATGCAAAAAAAAAAGCAGCAGATGATTGGTTTCACCTACTGCCCGCTCTGGAATTATAGAGCCACATTCTACCGACAGGCATATTTCTTTCGCCATTGCTGAATACGCCACCTGATCAACAAGACCAATCCAGTCAATCCGCCCAATGCCGCTAAAGTACCCAATATTATTTTCATTCTTTTTCCCCATCCCTGATTGCCTGTACTATATCAAAGAATTTGCCGCGCTGCTCAAGATAGTCTGTTACCATATCCCTCCAAGCAAAATGATTGCCAAAGTGACGACTATACGGCAACCGCTTATAACATCAAATTTATCATCTATATTTGTTTCAAGCATTTTTCTCTTCCCCCTTTACTACCTCAAAATCAGCATCAATGAAGCTTTGCATGTCTACACCATCCGGCGGCTTCGGGATCGGGATACTTGGCTTTGGAAACTGCGAGAAATCAAATCCTATGAGCTGCACCAATGGCTGATCAGACTTTTCGATATCTTCTCCCCGTAATAGCAGGGCAAGCTTTATCAATCGCTCATAAGCTTTTGTTGCGTAGTCCAAGTCCTGTGCCGTCCTGATTTTCAGCACGCCCGATTTCAGTTCACCAACACCCATCCCTATTGCCGCCTTGACAATCTCAATTAGCTTTTCCACATCAACAAGCGTTTCAGTTTTGGCGACGGCAATGTCCTTCACCGTCATTTTGGCGACGCCCTCGGAGATTTCCCTGTCGCGTTCTTTGATGCGATCCCGCCATTTGAATCTGGCAGACCAATTCCGGATCGTCTTGAAAGCATAAGATTGACCCTCGTGCGTCCATGCTTTATGGACCTTCTCAAGACTCCTATCATCTCCAAGTAGATAGTAAAATTCAAAGGCGTCGCTATGTTTTGCGCTTTCTTCCTGTGCCATCATTCTCTTTGCCCGTATGTCTCTCAAAAACACCCAAAAGGTACTTTTGTCCCTCGCGTCTATTCGGTACCATCTTCCACTGCTTTGTACGAATCCGGATTCAGCCCAACAAACTTATCTCCGCGTTTTAGATCTACAGCAAACTCCGTATGATCTTCTGATGATATACGCGGGTCTTGCCAACGCGAGCGCATCATCAATTGTAAATAATATTTCTTGTTGAATTCATCTATTTGCGCAATAATACTTTCAATATCTTTGCACATTTCTTCTGAACCAACAACCTTGACTTCGACACTCCCAATATTGACCTTTTCCATGACATAATCCTTTCTAGTTTTTTATTCACAGGCATAAAGTATAGTTTACTGCACTTCCGTTTCCCGTAATTTCGCCATCCTTGCGCTGATCGCGGCAGCTCCTTCAATCGCCTGAAGTTTCTTCTAGCTATTGGAGTATCGCATCATGAAGAATATTCGCCGCTACCTCAAACCTCACAAGCTGACCAAATTCTCCACAATCTTTACTGTTGTATAAAAGCGTTTCCATCCAACCCGCCATGTCTGCACAGTCCCATGCCACCCGCTTTCGCGCCAGTAATTCTTTTATATGCTGCTCTGCACGCTTGACGTTTTCTGAATCATCCTCATCGCCCTTCTTCAAGCCTCCCTTCCGCTTTCGCAATGGCGCGAAACCAATCGCTTCCGCTGCTGGCAGCAAATACCCTCCGCAGCCATACCGAACAGCTACCCTTTTGCCGATTATTTCAGATATTATTTCATCATTATATGCTTCAGACAAATTCGTCTGAACAAAAGGCAATCCAGTAGCCGTGCAAAATTCTTTCCAGCAACTCGGCTGCGTATCGGGCGCAAAGATCGCAATGCGACAGCTCTCTGATTCGCCATTATCCATTTCAAGAACAACATGCGCAATAAGTTCATCTGCTGTATCCGCCCATTCACACTTAATATTCTTGATAGTACCATCCATGATTACGGATAACACGGACACAGCATCAGCCCGCTCCAAAATTATCTCCAAAGCCGCTTCTTTTTCCCTGTATGCCACCGCAAGTCTTTTGTTTAGCTCTTCAAGTGTCATGTCTTCCTTTCTGTCGCCTTCCTTCAAATCTTCCTTCCGCTTTCGCATCTCGATACCGAAATCTTTCAGCATTGCAATAGCGGTCTCGCGCTCAGCGTTCCAAGGTATACCATCATCACACAAACACTCGATCTCGTATGCACCATAAGAATACGATAATACCAAATAGCTATCTAGCTCATCAAGCTTCGTATCAATGATAACGCCCCCATTTGTCCAATCTTTTATTTCCGCATCTTCCGGCAACAGTTCCAACAGCACCGCCGCCGCCTTTTGTAACTTCTCGTCTTTGATGTCTTTTAGCTCCATCTCAATTCTCCTTTCAGATATTGTCGTTTACCATATTCATAATCTCATGGAGCGTGTCGCTTCTTGTCGCCAAAATAATCCACTCAAGCGAACCGCACTTTCCGGCACGCGACAAGTCCATCATTCGCTTTGAGTTTTTGGCATGTAGCTGCTTTATCGTGTCATAGATTTTTTGCACCTTTTCTGGTTCTTTCATCTCAATTCTCCTTCATATATTCAATTACCTCGCCCCGAAGCCTCTCAAATTCCACTTGCCAGTAGTCGTCCAAAGGCAAGCTGATCAGGAGAAGACAGCCGTCTTTGCTCGTTGTAACCCACACACTATCAAACCCCACGTCAAAATCTATGCCCTCGATAGCAAAGCCATCAATATTGACATCGACCGGCTTTTGTTGGCTTTCGGCTTCTGCTTCTGTTGGTTCTGGTAAATCACGGAAAAGAAGCCACCCAAGTATAGACATAAGAACAACACCAGCACATATACCCAATAGAAATAGATCGGTTTTGGTCAATTCGCCCTGCTGTAATATTCGTATTTTCATTCCCGATTTCCCCCTTCACTTCGGCATCCGGTGCAGTTCTTCGTCCCGCAAAACCGCCTTGATCGCCCTGCTCAACGTACCTGTTATTTTCTTCTCCAGTGATTCCTTGATCGCATCGACAGCCAGCCTGACAACTTCGCTTGTGTCGTCCTTTCCCCAGAGGTCGCGCTGATCCGGGACAGGAACAACAACCAGATACACCTCTTGCCCCTTGTATTGGTTGAGCAAATCCGATACTTCTTGATAATGCCCGCCCTGAATCTTTCGCCGAAAAACTTTAGGTTTCATTTTTGTTTTATCACTCACGAAAAGTACTCCACCTTCACCGCGTCCGGCGTCAATCGCACATAAGGGAACCCACTCGGTCGCCTTCGCGTCCAGTCACCGCAATTTGCTACCATGACTCTGCCTATGCAAATAACGCCCTCAGAGTGCGTATGCCCGTATACGACACGATCACAACCATACTTCTCCGCCATCTCCGCCGCTTGCTGATCGAAGCTTTCTCTCTGAGAGCAAATCCATTGCCAGAGATTCATCAACTTACGATCCGCCTGTCCATGAAAATGTCTTTCGATGTATCCCATTGCGCGAGCGACATACTGCCCAACCCGCTTTCTGTCTCCGCTATTCAGCCAGTCAAATTGATGCCCGTGCAGAATCAGCGTTCTGTGTCCTGCGATATTGGCAACGATTCTGGGGGCGAATTCATGCGGAAAATATTTCACCAGGTCGGGATCGTGGTTCCCTCCCAGAAGCGTCGCCTTATCCAGAATCCGCTTTATTAAGTCAGGATATGCAAGCAGGATGTCAACCACGTCACATTCCATGAGTTCAAATGTATCACCCGCAAGAATCACCGTCTCGCGCCGAAACTTCCGCAAAAAGCGAGTGAGTTCCTTCTCTCCCCGGAAGTCGTCGGCGGCGTCCTTCTGCCCGATATGTAGGTCTGAAAGTATTATTCCGTCCATGCTATTCCAATTCCTTTATTGCCGCTTTCAGTTCACATTAGCAACTGCCCAAAAAATATAACATCCGTAATACTCAAAAAATTATAGCAGAGAAGGAGTCGGCAATCAGCTTGCTGATAATCATCAAGAGAATTAGTGCGATTGCGACAATCCCCACGCTGCCCAATACTGCTTTTAATATCGTCATGCCGATCTCCCTGTTTTGTTCAGATTTGAACCCCTAATGTGAATCAGTCGCATAAAAAAAACTCGCGTCCGGGCAAATCGTTATCCGTCAAAGTCGCCGGATCAAAGACATGAATATCCGGCTCGTCCTTGCCGTTAAAAACAATCACGCGATATAGTTTGGTTTCCGGCTGCGAGTAGGCACAATACAAATCTATCTCGTTTGCTTCGAGCACTTTCATTCTTGTCTCGGAAACGGGCAGATATAGCCACGTCTGGCTAGTAAAAGCTTCTTCCTCCGCCCAAAACAAAACCAGATAAATCTGCTCCGCTTTATCCTTGCAGGAATAAATAAGCGGTTGATCATAATAGACATACGTTTTTAGTATTTCTAACTCAGCCAAGTTTGGCAAATTGCTATGCACGCCAGACATCTCCTCTTTTTCCAATTTGTCCTGCTCTCTTTCCAACAAGTGATGATAAATATCGCGGCTTTCCTTGCCTTTCTCATGCGTCCATTTTGGTTTCATCATCGCCCTCCTATTGCGTCATAATCAATACCGCCGGGAAATCCTCTTTCCAATCAATCTCAATCTGCCGAGTCCGACCGCATTTGCAAACCAAGACAGCCGTTATTTCATCTCCCCAATCTACCGAAAAGGCAAGATAATTACCATTTGAATCCATATAGTCTATACTTGCATCATGGTAAATGATCGTTAATCGCATGTGTTCAACAGAACATCCGCACTGACAGTGGATGTCATGAAGCTCGTCTTTCGCCTTCGCCCCTTCAACTATCCATTTCCCAAGCGGGTTCACTGATGCTTTCATAATATTTCTCTCCTGTATAGCTTCCTTCTCGATACCGCGCTGCTTCCATTCCTTCTCAGTCATTTTCTCCCTCCAATTTTCTTCTCATTTAGTTAGCAAAAAGCATTATGCAGAGCTATCCAGAAACATCACGAAGGATAATCAGGATACAATTTCCCGCGAGATTCTAAATCCCCGCGAGAATATATAAACTTATCACTAACCTTCAAGTATGATGTTTGATTTGGTCGATTTCTTTCATCTACAATATCTGATACTATGCCATCATAAAAACTGTCCATCATTTTCCTTTTGCACGCGATTACAGATGAATAGTTTTTATATTGACGATGTTCTACCCAACCACCAGACACCAAACATTGAATACTAAACACAATTCCGTCGATAAGGATCGAATCGCTGGGACTGAATTTGAATTCCGGTAAATCCATTTTAACCCTCCAAACTTTCCACATTTAGTTAGCTAATGCGAATACCTACTCCGTATCTGCCAGAGCCTCAAACCGCTCGATGTCTGATTTTTCTGCCCTTGCGCTGACATAACATAAGAAAACGGCATCGTGTCCATTTGGATATTTACGAGTTTCATCGTGGATCGTCTGAAATATTCCCAAACTATCAAGGCGTGATCGCCAGTAATCCGCATCATCTCTAGCCACATAGATATAATAGGCATTTTCCCCATAGCCGTAAAAATGTTCAATATGTATTCTTTTCATTGCTTATTCCTCCCTGCTTTTCTTCGCATTAGTCACGCTAATAAGAACACAACTCCAAGTCTTACTCTATATAATATATTATACTATAAAAAACTATATACGTCAAGGTAAAAATGACTCGATATAAGCAACTTAGCTTTTACTGCTGTCCATCAGATAGGGAGGAAACTGGGAGTCTGGATTGACAGTATATTCTCCATATCTGCCATCAGCCTTGACAATAGCCCCCGTTTCCCGCGCTTTATCGACCCATCCCCGCGCCATGCTGTATGATATTCCGAAAACTTCGCTGATTTTCCATATCAGTTCCTTGTATCGCAGGTGTTGATATTCCCTGAGAACGGCAACAGCCATCCCGGGCAACAGGGGATTCTTCTGCTTATCCAGTTTGGGTGTAGCAATGTATTTGCCTCGCTTGACCCTCACGATCTTCCCTTCTTCCCTTGCCTTCCGAATCAGCCCTTTTGCCTTTTCTTCAGAAGGGCAATCAAACCAATGTTTCAATGCCCATACCATGAAGTAATGCGAAATGGCGTAACCATCAGCATAAAGATCACACAACGGCTCTACTATGCCAGTATTTGCTCGAACCGGTACCGCTTCAGTATCTACAGCAGGAACCATATCACCGACAACGCATGGCTCTAATTTCTCTTCCACCATTGGCTCAAGTCCCGCTTCCCGCCTAATCTCATTCGGCGTTTTCCATATTGCCTGCATCTTTCTCAGGTGTCTGTCCTTTAGCCACGTCTTGATCCTTTTGAACATTCCTTTCCCCTTTCCTTAGCTTGGCAAAAACATCCTTGCCCGCCTTCAGCCATTCCTCTGCTTCCTGCATCTTCGCAAAAAGCAGAGCCGCTGCAAATTCCGAATCCATATCATAATGTATATCGGCTTGATAGATATGCACAGCGCCGTTGCTGTGCGTCAACGTTGCGTTATCTATCACGCCATAATGGTTCAGGACTGCAGCGACATTGTTTTGTTTCGACATCAATATACATCCTTTCTGCTTCTTTGAGTCTCATGGGTTCATACTTCCCGCCGTAAGAATAATAATTCTTCTTGCTCTTGAGATAATCAATCGCCCGACCTTTAGCATGATATTGAATCTGCCCTTTAGTCATTCCCGCAGGGGCTGTCAGGATAGCAAGCCTGATCTCCTGACATACATCATCATAGATTGATGCCAATGGATGAATGTGCAGAAAATATGTGATAGTCTTGATCATAGAATCGTTGAGCGCCAATTCCTGCTTGAATAGCAAATCATCTTCAATATTTCTTTCAGCTTTCTTGGTTTCTGTGTCCATATTTATACAGCTTCCTTATTGCCTGATGATGCATGTGGCTTATCTCCCAGCGGTTCAACCCCAGTTGCCGTGCTATTTCATCTTGACTTTCACCCGCCAGAGTGAAGAAAAAGACGATATACTGTTTACCTGTCAGCTCCTTTAGAGCGGCATCCATGTCGGCGAAGATTTCAGCCATCGTCTGATCATCCATCAGCCCGGACTCTATTTCGTGCCTGATAGCTGTTGCTTTTTCATGTAGTGGTTTCAGATCATATATAGGCTTCATGATTCCTGTTCTGGCACGGGTCGCATTGCTCTTTGGGGTACATTGACGGTATCTTCCCTGCTATGACTTGGCATCCTGATTGATACGACTGTGTTTGCCTCGACCAGTCTGCTGATAGCCTTTTCAGCATTATGCTTGCCGAAAGCTTCGGGATCTTCAAGTCTTTGAATCTTCCTGTCAAGATATACCCTTGCTTTTTTCAGGTCTTCCAGTTCGCTGTCCTTGTGTTTTGCCCTGAAGATGTAGATCATTGTGTCCCAAAGATAAGCATCCCGATCCAGCCCGAAGGCTTCAAGCACATCAAAGACCTCATAGCCGTTCTGGACGTAATACGAAGGATGCTCAACCGGATTTTGCGAATTATCAAGATCAATATCCCCAACTTTCCCTCTTGCCATAATTTCCTCCTTTCTACAGATCATCATCAATTTGCTTTTTCAAGTCCTCTGCTTTTGTCAGTACATGCAAGCACCAACAGCAAACTTTTAATCGAACCACCGTGAAATTGAAACGATAGCCTTCTGGAAATCCCTTTCGATAATCTCACCCGTATACCTTTTCAGCCACGTGAAAACTAATGTTGCGTTATACCCCGTCAGGGAGAATTTGAGCGTTAAGCTACCATCTGGCAAATTTTCCACATCATCTGAGAATAGCTGGATTTCACCGCTACCCCATTCTTTACCCAAATCAGGAGGAAAATCTATAGTAAGCGTCGGCGATTCAGTACATGAAACCAAATGAGGGCAATGCTCCTGCCACGCGACGAATACCTTTATCGCTTGGGATTGACATAAATCCTTCTTGATATACTGCTCTCCAGCAATAATTTTGAATGTAACATATTCACCATTTCGATAGATACAAAACCTTTTTGGCTTGATCCCTCGCGCCCCATCATCTACAGATATAATTTCTTCAATAACCATGATCACAATCCCCTTTCTGGTATCCCCAGAGAATATTAGATTCTAGCCATTTGGAATTCTTTTTGCTTTTCCTCGTTGCACATTAAAGGAGGCAGTTTATATTCTATCCCCATCCCCGCCACATCTTTTAGTGGCACGAGGCTGATAAGTGTAAGGTATCCCTCGTTTTTAACTGACTTCGGAATCAATTCCTTGTAGTTCTCAAGACACCATCTGACGTATTGATCGGAGTGGAAAATATACGCTACATCCCATTTTGGCACGATAAAAGCTATTCGATCGGCATGATCTAGCGTCAACCCCCAACCAACCTTTCCCGCTTTGTCGGTATATGCCTGCGATACCGTTTCAAAGGTAATGTTGCCTGTCCTATTCGTATTGAAATCAGTCTTAACCTGCATTGCTATTGGTTGCGTTCCGTTTGTTGGATATATCCAGAGATCAATTCCTTTGTTTTTGTCATCGTCATAACTAGCTCTTTCCACTCTTTCCACTTCAGGCATTGATTCCAATAACCCCATCAATCGGTCTTCATAGGGCTTGCTTGCCTGCATCCTCTCGTGGAAATCGTAAACAGGCTTGTCTGCAAAACTCATTATCTACCTCCATTAGTAAGAATTCTCTATTTAGATTGTGTGCGGCAACTCCCGTAGATCCCACACCAGCAAACGGATCAACCACAAAGTCCCCAACATTGCTTGATATATTGACAAGCCATTCCATCAAAGCCACTGGCTTCTGTGTTGGATGCTCAAGCCGCTCATCGCCCTGACAGATAGGCATCTCGATAAAGTTGTGCGTCTCGTTTTGCCCCTGCCAGTTGAATGTATACTCATCGCTTACACTGGCAAAGAGTATATACTCGCACGAATGGCAGAAGCACCGCTGCCTGACCGATGGCGCTGGATTGGTCTTGTGCCATGTTATCAAGTTGCGAACAATAAAGCCCTGCGCTTCCAGTTCTGCCCACAAGTTACCTATCTCTGAATCCGGCACAAAGATATAGAGCGAAGCTGTCTCTTTCAGCACGCGCCGGAAGTGCTGCAGCCACTGCTTATAATTCGTCTCGTGGTCCCATTCGCCCTTCGGCACGGACATATCCTCTCTATGGTCAAACTGGATGTCGGCTGTCTCGCCTAGACCATACGGCGGATCGGCGAGTATCAAGTCAACAGAATGTTTTGGTACTTCAAGCATTATGTCATTCATATCGCCGCACCTGATATGTCTATCAAGGAATGACTTGTGTTGAACTTGAAGTGCCAGTCTCGTGCGGTTCTCAACCTCTTCGGCTGTAAGCTCCGGCAGCCACCTCTCGCCGCCATCCTGATTCGCTTTGATATGTTCTGCGGTCTCCTGCCCGTATTCCTCTATAGTCTTTGCTACCAACGGATGGTCTTTCTTGACTTTCTCGATAAACCTATCTCTGGCGCGGTATTCAAATTCTACAGCCATATGCTTCCTGTAGACTTGATGGTCTTCTTCTTTTATTTCATCAGTGCGCTCAAAGTTATATAATACAGCGGTCTCCGGCAACGCTTCCACCCACTCGTCTATGGCGTTGAATAGAGATTGATAATTACCAGCCTTCTTCCCTTTGTTTTTGCACGCTTCCGTATAGATGGAAGCCATGTCATAGCCGTAAGTCTCGCGGTCAAGTGCTTTTACCTTACCGGTTGCCGTCTTGGCATTGGCGACTGTCCAATTCTCAACTTCAGCCTGCTCGCATAAAGCGGACCATGCTGCTTCCGGTGCTTTGGAAATTTCATAAAGTGTCTCGACCGGTAAACTGACCCGAATCGGGTCAGTTTTTATGACTTGGTAAGCATCAAAATACCTCTGAATTGTAGAAAGATTATAGTTATGCCTGCGCGCATATTCTCGCAAACCGCTCTCATTCCCGCGCCCATCTTCGCCCTTACCATACCTCTCGATATGGTCATACGCATGTTTGCCCTTCTCCAGTGCGGACAACTCTGCTTGGTCATTCTCTAGCAGCAGAAGGCTGTGCGCTTCCTCATCCGACATATCAGCCGCTATCCATGCGTATGGCGATACGCCCGCTTTTTTGCACGCTTCCACGCGGTGATGTCCTGATACTATCTCATAATGCCCGCTTACCGGACGCACAAGGATAGCGTGCTCAGGCTTGTAGCCGTATTCCCCTATCTGCACCGCTATCCTCTCCACCACTTCTTCATTTACGGCAAATCTCGGATTCAGAGGATGTGGCTCGCATTCGCCTGCTGGTATCCTTGCCAATACAGCTTTTTCATATTCCTTGTGATTAAACAAATCTAGTTGATTCACTTGTTCTCTCCTTTAATCTTCCGCTGATATATACGATTCCCGTAAA